ACTATCCCTAGACTTCCTTCTAGTGCCTTTAACATTTGCTCCTTTGCTATTTTTGTTCTATTTTGTTCCATTATTTTATTTTCTTTAATTCCATTCCGTAATTATCTACATCTTTTTTTATAATAACATCTTGTTTTTTAATAAGCTTTATTTTTTTAAATGGAGTGTAATCTACGTGATGATGTATTCTTCCAAATCTAAAAGTCAATCTTGATACATCAGGGTGAACATCTACTTGCATTTGACTCTTTGGCAATGTTCCTTCTTTATCGTAAAACTCCTCTGAATTACCTCCTCTCAATACTTGTGTTGTTACTTTCTCTTGCAACATAGCATTAAATTGAATTGTACAATATCCTGCTTTTAACATATCTAAACTTAATATTGTATCTTCATTGTATCTACCTCTCCATTTAAAAGGTACGTTATTCTTTATTAAATTACAACTATATATTCTTGTATTTTTTACAAATGGTGGATATTTTTGTTTCCTAGCTATGAACATAAAATAATTAGGTCCTGCCATTGCTACATTTTCGTATCGTTCTACAAAATCTTCCATAGCTAAAAATACTGAACCTGTTTCTGCTGTATGAATTTGATTGTTATTGTATCTACAAAATCTATTAATATTATCGTCCATTACCCAATGATATGCAAATTCATTTTCTTTAGAGTGTTTCCAAGCAAAGTTTCTTGCTGCTCCGGGTCCTGTACTTTTACTTCGTCCTAAATTATCAAGAACTTCATACTCATCTAAATACTTTTCAGGTAGTATTAAAATCTTTTTCTTATCTATTACTGCTGAATAATCTTTGTAATCACTTTTCTCAATTACAATATAATAAGGCACTTGCATTTTTTCCAATGCTTTACTTGTTAGTCTGCTATCTGCCCTTCCTTTTGAAACTATATATAAGGGATATTTAGGATTCATCTGAATATGCTTTATCCTTTTGCACTAAGTCATTTACTTTAGGAAACCATACACTTTTTGTTTTTGTCGTTAGCTCTTGATTTATTAGTTTAGCAAAAAGTTGCACATCTTCATCTGTTTTAAATGATAAGATAATTTGTCTTTTAGGAGAAAGGTCATCATTATTGAATTCAGGCATACCACTCCATTCAAGCTCTGCGTTTAATTCATTTTTATCATCTTGGTTTTCCCATACATCTAATCCCCATTCAGTAATCTTAATTGTATTCCACTCATTACCTAACATAGCCCAATCCCATTCTCCAAAGCCTACATTGTCTTTAACTATAAACTCTTTCTTTTGTTCTTCAGTAAGTCCTTCAGCTATGTCAATCCATACTTCTGACAGTCCTGCTTCTTTACTAGCCTTCAATCTCATATTGCCACCAAGCACCATCATATCTTCATCAACGACTATTGGTCTTAACTTTAACATCTCAGGAAATTCTTGTATTGACTTTACTAGCTTCTTAAATTTATCGTTCTTAATGATTCTAGGGTTGCTAGGGTTTCCCTTTACTTTATTTATCTTAACTTGTTGTTTCATAGTATATAATAGAATTTTATTGTTTTTAGTTTAATCAAAGGATTCATTGATTCCTCTTTCGCCTACCAGCTTTTCTTTTGCTCCTGCCCATAAGTTATCCCTTCTCTTAGTTAGGCTAGGTTCTGTTCTTTGAAGTGTAGGTATTCCTTCTGTTGGTTCACTATCCATATAAAGACCACATTCACACTCTGCTTCCTTTGCTACCCAATTACCATCTCTGTAGACTATTGTAGCTTTAGATAGTTCTTTAGTCTTTCCACATTTGCAAGTGTATAGTGTCATCTCTTTAGCTTATCAAGTTCAAACTCTAAATGATTAATTGCTTTCTGTATGCACTCAATTGGAGAGTCGTGTTTCCTATCAGCTCTTAGTAGATAAGTTACTGCCGTTCCTAGATTATAAGATAAATCAAAGTCTTCAATAACTTTACGAGCTTCTATCTTGTAACGTCTTCCTATGTAGTAACTTGGTATTCTATTGCTTTTCATTTCCTTTTTGTATTTCGCTATAGGTTCTGTTTCTATCGTGTGCTAGTCCCCCTGTTCTAGTTTCTACTTTATCTCTTTTATTCATATTATCTATCTTCCAAAGTATTTTTTCATTTCTTTTATTTCTTATTTGATTTTCTATAATATACATTAATACAAGTAAGAAGGCAATAAAGAGTAAGACAAAAGCTATCATTTTTAAATACATCATTTTGTTAAAATTTTTAAGAGTTGGCTGCTAGTATAAATCCTATCTTCTCCATCATAGTTTTCATATATGCAGGTAAAGTTGTCATCCTTCCAAGTCCACAAAGCTCTGACATTCTTTTTGATATTGTCTTTCAATATCCATTTAATTGTTTTGTAAGTTCTTTCCATTTTTATTAATTTAGTTAATTGTATTGGGGAGGTAACCACACCCCCCCTTTACTACTCAGGTCTGAAAAATTAAAATCTTTTAGGTCTTACCCTTTATTGATTAATTATTTCCTGAGTATTCTTTATATATCTTTTTTATTCCATCAAAGCAAGCTGCTATACAACTTCCACAATTAGTTCCTGTTGAGTATGAAGTGTTATACAGAGTATTGTATATCTCAATCATTTTCTTCTTTGCTGTTTGGTCTTTAGCTCTACCTGTTTTCAAGTCAGGCCATAAAGCTAATACTTCTTCTATTATTTCTTCAGGTATATCTGTTCTAACTTCAACCTCTGTTGTTTTACTCCAATACTTCTGAGGACATTCTTGTGATGATATCCTTGCTTTCACTTTCATAAAACATAAGCACCTCTTACATTGTCCTGAAGGCTTGAAGTAATATACGCAAGACTTACAGATGCTTATCCTATCTTCATATATATCTTTAGGTACAAAGAACTTATTCACTTAACTTATATTTTAATTGTACCCTCACTTTATCTATTGTCGTAAACAAACTATTTCTACTTATTCCTGTCTTACTTGCAAGGCTGTCCAACGTATTACCTTCATAGTAATAAAGCTCAAAGACTTTCTTATCGTACCAAGTAAAGCTGTCTAAGGCTTTGTCTATCTTTTCAAGGCTAGTCCATTGGTAACTACTTGTTATTTCGTTAGGCAAGTTGTAAAGGTGTTTAGATGGTATTGTTTCCCCTGATTCCATTTCATCATAAGTAACTGCACTTGTTAAACTATCTATTTTGGTATAATACTTCTTGTATTTATAATAGTAGTTACTTCTAGGACTTGTTAAAGCTCGTCTTAATGCTACTGCTCCATATCTTGTTATTCCTAATATTCCGTCTTTGTCGTATATTGCTTTTAATGTTTCAGGATTCATCTGTAAGAAATACAACATCAATTCCTGAACAGCCTCATTGACTTCGTTCTTATCAGACTCTAGTCCGTAAGCCATAGCCCTGAACTTATCTGATAGCTTTGATATTTCTAAATAAATCTCAGTCATTAATTGGTTCTATCTTGTCAATCTTATCTACTGTGTCCTGTGTTAGCTCATCTAAACAAATTCTGTAAGCTCTAACTACTGCTGCATTGCTTCTTGTTTCTACTCCTGCAAAGAATCCGTTGGTAGCTACTGCTAAGTTAATTGGTATAATTAGCAACCAATCCCAAAAGTTTTCTTCCCTTTGTCCTGCTCCGTAGTTGTTATGATATTCTATTATAATTTCAACCACTTCCAAATAATTCTCGTATCTACTTTTTGTACTTACTTCTTTTGCGAACTCTTTACACATTGTAATATAAGTTTCTATTATTACTTTGTGTTCATCATTTGCGTAAATCGGTTCTGTCATACGCCAAAGATAATCAATTTGTTACTCTATTCCTTTTTCTTCTTTTAAGTTTTCAACAAGTTTTTTGTAATAACTTATCTGCTCCTCGTATTCTACTCTTGATACTTTATATATTTGTCTTGATTTAAACTGCAACTCTTCAGCTGTACCTTCTCCAAATTTACTATCTAAATGTAAAGCAAACTTATACTGTTCTCCTTGACCAAATAAATTATCTGCTGCTGACTGTGGTTGAACATTTGTATCACACCAACGAGTTGATAGGTGTTTTCTTGACATAAAATGTCCTGCGTGAATGTTCTTGTAATGGTAAACCCTCCCTGAAGTAAAACATTGCACCATTCCATACTCGTTAGCATCTCTTAGTCTTATGTAAAGACTAAACCACTTGTCTAACTCTTTTTTTAGCTTACTAATTGTTTTTTTCATATCCTAAGTCTTTACGCCATTTGTCTTGCAATATGCCTTTTCTTAGATTATACTTCTCCCCTCTGTATTTAGGTTCTTCTTCCTGAAGCTTTGCCCTAGCTCTTTTAATGCTTGGAGCTGATGTAAGTTTTCTTTTTGCGTACATCTCTAAAAAATCTATTGCTGTTGCTGAATTTATTCCTTCGCCTAATTGTGTTGTCAATTCAGAACCCCAAATATTAGCACAAAGTCTGTTATCATCATCTTTTAGGCTTGGGTAGTTGTCTAACCAATACTTAACTTCATCTTTTGTTTTCATCTTTTTCTGTTTTAGGCTTTCTAATTGATACCCACTTTTGAGGTCGGTATGTACTAGGTTGAGGGAATCCAAACATCATTTGGAAGCTTCCTGTTTTTACAGGATCATACAATTCTTCTTTCTTCATCTTAATAATTTTATAGGTTCTTGATAATATAAAACTTCTTGTGGTTTTTGTTTTAGCGTCTCTACATTATATGTAGCTACATCTATTCTATCCTTTTTATGAGCCCAAATCCATTTGTAAAAATTTCTGATAGTTAAAAATGGTTCATCTTTTCCAAATCTTATAGCTATTCTAAATGCATCTTCAACTTGATTAAAGGTTATCAAACCCCATCTTGTTTCTCTAATTAAGTCAGCTGCAAATATTTTACTTAGACTTGCTATTGTTTTTCCATCAGTATTAAATCCTATTGAAATTTTTGTTTCGGTAATCAAGTCATAAACCTTCGGTATAAGTTCTTCTAAATTTTCTTGTTGTAGTGGTATCATAAGTATTCTTTTCCTTTTAAGTATTCATTTAATTGCATATCTATTTTAGACATTGTTTTAGGATTTTTCTTTTCCCTACTTTCCCAAGTTCTAACACAAGCCTTCCAGTCTTTCATTTTATTTTTACCAATCATAAAATTTTTGCTTACATAAAAATCAATAAAAGCTGAAGCATCTATATTATTTTTGCGTAAGATACAATAATTTTTAACTTCATCTAAAGTTGGTTTTTTAAAGAAAGCCTTTTTATTACTATCTGTAAGATTAGTATTAGTTATATTTATATTAGTATTATCTGTAAACTTTTCTTTACTAGGGGTGTTAACCAAAGTTATTACCCTTGTTAATATTTCTTTACTACCCTGTTTATATATGTTAACACGTTTAATATGATTATTATCTTCAAGATTCTTTAACCACTTTTGAATTGAAACTCTACTAACTTCATATAGTCTGCAAAAGTATTCAGTAGAAGCTGTGCATTTACCATTCATATTGCATAAAGCTGTTATTTCTGCATAAAGTAATTTAGCATTTGGTGTTAAGGCTTTACTGTATCTGACTTCAGAAGTTAGAATTGCATAGTAGTTAGGTTTCTCTTTCATTTTATTTTTACTGTATAATGATAATTTTCAAGTGCAAACTTAACATTTTCTAATTGATTAGAGAAGTCAAAGTAACTTGTCTTTATTTTACAAGACACTTGACCACTTTTAATTTCTAGCAATACTTCAGGATTTAATGTTTCTTTAATCCCATTTTTAAGTAAGAAACTTTTCATAATATCTTTGTCTAAAAATATTGCTTTAGTTCCATCAATATCTAAATAAGCTTTGTAAACTTTATCAAAAGTATTACGATAAACTAAACAAGTAGCAAAGTATTTTTTATGAGTTCTTTCATAATGATAGATATTACTTCTATCTCTGTTAAGGACTTTACCTATGATTGCCCTATGTATGTCTTCTTCAGTCCTTGCTATGTAACTAGCTACTGCTCTAGCTGACTGTAGTGGTCGCTTCCTACTCTTTGTAGAAAGCGAACCATCAGGAAATCCTAGAACTCTAGTTGTAAGTCTGCAAATACATTTAAAGTTATATTCTTCAGTCATCTTAGAATGGTAAATTATCAGATTCATCTACTACAGTTGCTTCTTCTTTAGTATTCTTAGAAAACCACCATCCATCTATGTTGTGAAAATACTTTCCATTGTACTCCCTTGAAGATACGTTACACTTAATTAAGACTGAATCTCCTACTGATAATTTATTTAAGTCTTTAATTTTGTCATCTCCAAACGCTTGGATTGCAATGTCAGGATTATAGTCTGCTCCTGTATCTACTACGATAACTTGCTTTTTCCATTGTTTACCTGCTTGACTAACTCCTGTTTCAGCAGGTGCAATTAATTTTACTGTTCCTTTTACTTCCATTATATATTTCGCCTATGATTAGTGAGTAGGACTTTTCTCGGTTAAATTATTTATTTATTTCTTGCTTTAACATTCTCATCAATGTACTTTCTTGCTTTTCAGACATTGAGTAGTTTCTCATCTTAGACATTACTGCTGAACTTTTACCTGTATTAATTGCTTCTAACATAGCATTGTAAATGTCAGTAGTCATTTTAGGTTTCATAGGTTCGTTTACCTTATTACTATCAGCGTCTTTAGTGTCATCTAATAAGAATAAGTTACCAAGTGCATACTTCTTGGCATAACTGCTAGAACTTCCAAAAGATTGAGCTATGTCCATTCCTTTTCTTTCAGGGTTTATTCCTGCTTGAGCTTCTACAAAGATAGTTTTTTCTCCATCTGAAATAGATACTTTAGAGTTTAGTACTAAGTAGCCTGCAATCTCTTGAGTTGTTTCTGTTATTGTTAAGTAACAGTTATACTTCTTTAAAAGTGGTTTAACGGCTTCTAAGATGTCTTCAGCACTTCTGTATTTATACTTACCAAAACTATTGAATTGGTTCTTAGGTGCTTTTAATTCGCTTTGTATAGCTATTAAATAGTCCTGCTTGTTTTCTGTTTTCATTTCTTATTTATTTTTGTTTATAATTCTGTGCAAAGTTAAAAATTTATTTTACTTAAAATTGTTGTATTATAAAAGATTCTCCGAATCCCCAAAAAAATGTAGCATCCATTATTGCTTCTTCATTAGGGTAATCTTTTTTATCATAGTCTTTCCAAAATTCTTCTATATCTTCATATTCTGAATATTCGCAACAGAAAGCTAAAGGGTCAAATTCTATTTCTTCTTCTGTATCTGATTCATAAGATTCAAGCATTTCAAATAAAGCTAATCTTCCTTCATAGCTAAAATTGTTTGGTCTGTAATTTGCGAACCAACCGCAAAATTCTTCTCTGTCTACTGTTTTTTTCATTTTGTTTTTATGTATTTAATTAATTGTTTTTTAATGTATTTTAAATGTTCTGTATCAATCCATTCTAAGAAGTTATAAGAATCAAAACAGATTTGAAAGTCATTTCCGTATTCATCTGTACCTCTTAAATATACTTCATTTTCGCAAGCTTGGAATGTATTAATATCATTCATTCTTTTGTGGATAAATTCAGATTCTCCTTTGTGGTCTAACCCTTCTTCTATTTGTGTTTCGTTTGCCATTATTTTAAATTTATTATTATTGGTGAGTTATTATTTTCTTTATAGTATTCTAAATATTTAGGTGTTAATTCTACTTCCCAATCATCTTGAGTTTGCCAACCATAAGTCTTTAGCATTTCTTCAAACTTTCTGAAAGTCTGTAGTTCAGTTCCTATTACAATTACTGACCTACCATTATTACTCAAGTCGTTACTGAAGTGTCCTGACATTCTATCATAAGTATTAATTCCTGTAGGTAAGTATTGAGGTTTTAAAAGCCATTCTTCAGCTATTACTTTCTTATTGTCTAATTGGTATCCCATAAACTTAGAGTAGCAAGGTTTATTGTAATCTATGAAAGTAGTATCTTCTAAGTATTCTGCGTCTTGTCTAGTCATATTAAAATATTAAAGAGTCAATGAATCCTAATGTACCGCACATTAAGAGTAGTAGGATAGAAAAAGCAGCCATTGTAAAGATTGAAAAAGCTATGTTCTCAATTTTCTTATTTCTTATTGCCTGTACATCTTCCCTCTTATAGTTTCCTAAAGAGTTCTTAGTAAAGAATTGATTCTTTTCGCTTTCGTTCATATACTGAACTACTTTGCTTTTTAAATTTGTAATCTTAAAGTTTTTCATCTTAATTGTATTGTGGGGGTTTTTACACCCCCTGATTAATTTATTTTAATAAGTTCACTACTACAAAGTCTTTTGACCACCAATTTTTTCCTGTAGTATTATCAATTCTTTTAATGAATAATGTCATACTACCGATTTTATCTGCTAATTGTCTTCCTTTTAATTCACTTAAGCAAAAGAAGTCTTGTAAGAATGCTTCTACCACGCTTCTTGATATTTTAGGGTCGCCATCTTGAAAGTTTAATTCAATGTTAAAAAATCTTGTTGTTTTCATTTTCTTTTTCTTTTTAGTTAAATTTGTTTTAGTGTCTTTTAATTATTGACTTGACAAATATATAAAAATATAATGATATAAACACATTTATAAACAGAATTTTTAACAAAAGTTTTATTCTAACCTAGTAAATTAGATTAAAATAAAGTAAAAAAAAGAGTATAAAAGGGTGTTGAAACTATAAAGTCATCAACAAATTGATTGGTAATTCGCCGTTATTTAGCACAACTGAGCAGCCTATTGACTGTTTTTTGAAGTTTTTAGCGTATGCTGCTGCGTATGTTGTAGAATCTACACCACATCCAACTTGCATTCCAAATACTTTAAAGCGTTTACCTACGAACCATTGAACGTAAGCTAGGGTATGGGTATGACCACAAACAGAAGACATTAGGTTGTTCTTCGCTTTAGCTGCTGCTTGACCTCCTTCTCCGTGTTCATAAAGTACGTCATCATATATAACAGAGTCAGTCCAATTCCAATTAGGAGTTCCTAAGACTTCATTGTAAGACCTTATCCAAGCAGCAGGAATACCACCTGACATAGCTTTACGACTTGCCATTCTATCGTGATTACCTATCATAACGTCTGCATAAGGGAAAGCTTCATACCACTTAGCTATCTTCTTTATAGCTGTTTCAAGTTCTAATCCTGAAGACATACCATCAGGGTCAGGCTCGTGATATGAGAATCCGTGTGCATCTATTATGTCGCCTATAAATATAACTTGATTACAATTAAAGGCTTCATACTGTTCTAAACACCAATCAAGGTAGCCATCTAAACAAAATGGTTCGTGCAGGTCTCCTATGACTAAGATATTCCTAGTTTCAGTTTCCCTCATTTTCTCTAAGGCAGCTACCTCGTGGGGTTTTAATCTATAACGATTATTTTTTAGCAACGTCTGCAATTCCTTGTCCTACAATAAGAACTAAGATAGCGTGGTATAATTCTTTTGCTGTATCAGAATCAACTCCTAAGTAAGTTACTATTGCAGGAATGACTACTGAACTGATTGCGTACCAAAACTTCTTAGACTTTAACATCTGCCCGATAAGGTACTTTTGGAAAAACTTTTTCATAATTATTTATTTTTGATTATTAAATTAATATTTTCACCTCCCAAATGTATTACTTCTTTGATTAATAAGTCCATAGCTAATGTAGAGTTACTAACAAAGTCCTGTTGGCTTCCTAATCCCACTAGAATACAACCGCTCGTATCTTTAGCACTATTGCCTCTATGAAATAATATCCAATCCCTATCAGGAACATCTTGAACTAAGAGATGTAAATAGTCCCTTGAAGCTGATTCTCTTGGAAGTCTAAGTCTTACAGGATATTCACCTTCAGGAATACAACTTATATTTCTTTGATTGTTAAAGTATGGTCTTTCTAGCGTATCACAAATCCTTTCTCCATTTATAAAGAGTTCACCAATAGTTGATTCTTCTGTGAATGTATCTCTAATCAATAAGAGGTTTATCATTTTTTTTTATCAAACTTTATAAATTTGTAAACTGTAAAGGCTATGGCTAGAGTCAAAGAAACTAGAGTTAGAACTTGATTAGCTTGCCCTAAACTTAATCCTATTGCTGTACTATTTGCTATTCCTACTTGAAGGCTGTCTTGCATTGCTTTTATTTTTAGGCTTTTTATCCAAGTAGGATTTAAGCTTTGTTATATTAATTGGTTTTGTCTTGTAGTGTTTCTTCATTAATCTGAAGCATTTAAAAAGTTTCTTAAAGTAAGTCTAGTTCCTTGTTGTGTAGGTCTTTCAAGGTTCATCCCATTGTAGTATGCGTTTCTATCAGGATCTACATCTGCTCCGCTGTTTGTAGAGTATTCAGGAAATAGTGAATTGTTATTGCATATATAGTCTATCATTCTTTCTGTATAGTATTCAGCTGTATTTCTAACTTCCTCTCTAAGGTGCTGCGCTTCTTCTGTACTTAATGCTGTTCCAGTTTCTGATGTCTTACTGTAGATATTGCCGTTCTCCACCTTAAATCTAAGAAATGGGATGCAATGGTATAACGCCCAATTCGGAAGCATATCTCCAATGTAATCATCTAGTAAAGTCTTGTAAGCTTCATTTCCTACATTACCTACAGTTCCTGCTACAATTAAGTCTTTTAATTTATTGTTAAGGTCTGTGCCTAGCTTAGTTTCAACATATAGCTTTTGACTTTGACGTAAATATGGTAAAAGTAGGTCTACATCAACATTAAGATTGATTGCTGTAGAGTCTTTTAATTTAGCCTCTGATATAAATAGTACATAGCTCATAGTTATCTTGGTTTATTGTAGCCGTTATTTTTCATTCTTTGTGGTGCTATTGCTACTAGCTTATCATTTCTTTCTGCTGTAAAACCTTCAGACCTTGCTTTAGTATAAGAAATTAATTGACTACTAGATATTTTGCTTTTAGCTCCTCTCAATGAAGTCTTATAAATCCTCCTCAAGAAGAAATGCCTGCATTGAGGTCCTCCTTTAAATAAAAATATATTATACTTTTGAGTTCCGTCTATTCCAAATCCTTTATTTACTACTTGGCTGTTAGCGTTTACCAAGTCTTCCTTAGTATAAATCTTCTTAGCAGCTACCATATCTCTACAGAACTCCCTGCTTGTTCCTGATTTGTTAGTTAAGAAATTGTCTGTAGCATATACATATCTTACTTTATAATAGTCATTGTAAGACTTATTTACACCATCTTGACTACTTCTTTTATTAGGAGTTGCACTTACTGCTGAAGCTAGTTCTAAATTTTTGTCAGCTTCTTCATTTAATACTTGTTCAAAGTCAAAGTCATTATGCTCTCCATCTACTACTTCTTCATCTACTAATTCCCAATCTTCAGGCATATCTTCTCCAAATTCTTCTATCCACTTAGAAAGCTCTGTAGCTTCTTTATGACCTTCACAAGCCATATAGACTGTCTTACCCTCGTAATCGTGTTCGTGGTAGCCTTCACACCCTAAAGTCTTTGCACTTGCTAAAGCTTCTTCTATAGTATCAAAAACAGGCTTTCCGTCTATCATACCAACTTTAGCAAAATCTAAAGTTTCTTCTTCTACATCTAAAGGTGGTAATCCAATTTCTTCTCTTATTTCGTCTTGAGTCATTACTTCTCTGATAGTCTTAGAGTCGAATTGTATTGTAATTGGTTTAAGTTGTACAAACTGAACAGGCATATCCATATTATTTACTTGGAATATCTTGTGTAACACTTTTAAGATTTGACCTTGAAATGGCATAACCACAGTATTCAAGTAAAAATTAGAAGCGTTCAGTAGCTCGTCTGCATTGCTTGAGAACCCATTAGCACTATCCAAGCCCATAAGTGTTTTAGAAGTTACCCTATGACCTGAGAGGATGTTGCTAGTAAGTAGTTCTTGGAGTGCTAAATACTGCTTGTCTAAATCTGAAGGACTAATAGAAGTTATTTCAGGTACTCTAGTCTTGTCGTCTGAAAAAGTAAGCACAAATTTACCAGCGTTCTTTTCTGAAGTAAATTTAGCTTCTAAGCTTTGTTCTATCTGTCTACGTTCTTCTGCCGTTGGGATGCCATTCGCGAAACTAATCATAAAGCTTCCTGTGAAGCCATTGGATATGTTGTTGAGATGGAACTCTGACACCTTAGAGTCGATTAAACTCCAATTATTACAAGAGATATAGTCAGCCGTATAATAAGAGTTCATATTAGGACTGTAAAGCCCTGTGTAAAGAATTTGATTTGGAGAAGTTCTATCGTTTACATTAAAAGCAGGAACTCTATAAGGCTTGTTTGTTCTTGTATTTGCCCAATCTCCTGAAACGTAGTAAGCGTTAGTTTTACCAAATTCATCAGGACGTTCACATCTAATTTTTTCCATTGGAATGTGATAAATAGCAGCTATTCCTTGCGACCTATCCCTAGCCCAAACTATGTTAAGAGCGAAACCACCCTGAAGTTTAAAGTCAAATGCTACCTTTTTTAATACCTCGTGTAGTGTTTCATTTGAATTAGCGTTATTCATAAAGTTCTGTAACTTTACTCTTGCTTCTTCATCTCTATCTTCTTCGTCTGTTATAACTATGTCTTCTCCTGAAATCATTTCAGCAGTAGCGTTTACGATTGCAGCCGTTATAGAACTTGAATAGTAAAGGTCAATTAAGAACTGTGGATAGAGGTTTCTCCATTCGCCATTAGCGTCTCCGTACTCTATATAGTCCTTACCCCTAACCTCTTGCACTAAAGGAGCTGTACTTGTGCTTAAATCTACTGAAATTATTTTATCCATTTTATTCGTTTATTAATTCTTCAGGAAATGGATTGATTCCATTCTCTAATAATATAGCTACCCACACAGATTCGTCTGTATAATAATCAACTTCATTATAAGGAGAAGTTAAGCATTGAGTAGGTTCTATACTTCCATAAGCTTTTATAGTTACTCTAGTGTCTTCCCAACATATAAACCAAGTTTCTTCAGTTGGATAACAATATTTAGTTTCATTCATATCTTTATTTTTAAGCTGTTCCTCCATCTGTTATTGTCCATCCATATCCTGTAGGTACTGCTGCTGTTAATGAATCGTGAGCTACTCCTGCTGCATTAGGTGCTGCGTCATATGTACTGCTTCCAAAGTTAGTTGTCAAACCTGTTTGTGGTCCTTGAGCTTCCCATCCTATTAATAAAGCGTTATAGTTAGCCGTAGATATTGTTATATATCGCATAAAACCTGCTATGGCAGTGACATTTCCAATATCCCAAGAACTTAAATCTTGGTCAAAAGAAGTTGCCGATTCAAACATAAAAGTCATATCAGTAACAATACTTGTGTTCCAAGAGCTTAAATCTTGGTCAAAAGAAGTTGCTGATTCAAACATAGACCTCATATCAGTAACACTACTTGTATCCCAAGAATTTAATGGTTGGTCAAAAGAAGATGCTCCTTCAAACATAGAACTCATACCTGTGACATTTGTAATATTCCAAGAACTTAAATCTTGGTCAAAAACAGAAGCGTTTGCAAACATAGTATTCATAGAAGTTACACTACTAACATTCCAAGAGCTTAAATCTTGGTCAAAAGAAGTTGCACCTCTAAACAACTGTATCATATTAGTTACTCCACTAACATTCCAAGAATTTAATGGTTGATTGAAGTTAGTACATCCATTAAATATAGAGAAAAGATTATTAACACCACTAACATCCCAATGGTTTATATTGCCATTGAAAAGTGTACAATCTCTGAATGTTAGCTGTAAACTAGTATTACTTATAGTAGGAGTATCTACAGCTGTCCAAGTCATATTTGAACAACCATAAAACGCAGAATTGTCTGTAATATTGAATTTACCACAGTTGCTTACATTAGTAATCTTTGCTTTATCTCCTGCATTATTAAACTTCCATCCCCTTACTTCATTGGATATTTTAATATCGTAAATTCCTGATACAGAATAAGTATGTAAAGTTTCTGCTTGATTGTAAGTTGTAATAGTGTCTGTCGTTCCATCTCCCCAATCTACATCCATAGAAATAGCTCCATTACTAACTAAAGGTAATTGGAATTGAGTAGAAGTTGTAGCTCCTGCTGTAGCCGTATTAACCGAAAATTCAAAGTCTGAACTACCTAAACCCCCATTAGAAGAACATAAGCTTTGTCCTAATCTAAGAATCCTCATTATATTACTTGGTCGTAGTAACAGATAGCAACCCCACTCGTTAAAGTGATAGCTGTTACATTAAGAAATAAAGTTGTTCCTGCTGCGAAAGAAGTGTGAAGGTTAGCTATAGCACTCCCTGTACCTGTTTGTACGTTAGAAGCCACTACAGACGCTACTACACTATCTACAGGAAAGAATACTGCATAATAGTCTTTACCTGTCATTGCTGTTGTAGATATTACATCACATCTATTCTTTCCTAATTGCTCTGTTAAGAGTTGTTGTACATTTTCTATTGCCATAATGCTGTTTGTTATTTTGTTTTATTGTCCGTAATAAATATAGTTAGTTCCTTCTGCTGTTTCGTGTTGATTGTATTGTACTTGTTCTGTTCCTGATAACTCTGTTAAGTTTAAGATTCCCTTACTTACTATCCCTTGTACTACTCCATTAGTATTAGCTACAGGAAGTACATTTATTTCAGTAGCAGGTGCTGTTCCTAACCCAACTACAACTGCCCCTATCCAACTTACTTCATAGACTTCATACTTCCAATGTCCTGCAGGTAAAAGATTTATAAAACCTCCATAAATATTAATAGGTACTACACTTGTGTAAGAGAAATCCATTCTAGTGTATCTAGGATAAATTCCTACAGGTAAAGCAGGATAGCAATAATCAATAGAACCATCAAGGTCATTTATAAACTTAACTAAGAATCTAATTTGAGTAGAAGCAACAGACGTATTTATTCTATTGTCTTCAGTTGAAATAAAAGCTTTTATTAAACTCTCTGTGAATCCTTGTATCATACTATATAATAGAAAAAGTCTGTTTTTATTTGGTATAAAGAAAAAGGGTAGCAATTAAGCCACCCTCATTCAAGAAATATATAAAAGAATACTAATTAAGATTAAGCTCCTGTAGTAGGGAAAGGTGATGCTTCATTAATAAAACCTGTTTGATCCCACGGGGTTGTAGTGTAATCTTCTAACATAGCGAAAGGAATAGGCTCTAATCCGTCAAATGTAAGAGTGTATCCGTTTCTATCACCAAAACTTGCCCCAGAATCCATAGTCCCTGCATTAAGTTCCATTCCATTTGACATTCCTAATGCAATAAATACATCGTGTCCATTTGTAAGTTGTTCATTTAATTGAGCAAAAATCCTTACTTTTGTCGCTGCCAATAATTTTATTTCGTTTTGGTCTTCTTTCGTAAGTTTATTAAGCATTATATTTACTGTTGGAGTGTAGAAAATCGTGCCGTTCTCTCTACTGCCTGTAATAGTATCAGTAACGCTAGCTACGCCAAGAGGCATAACATATTCAAAAATAGTTGTACTATTCCAATCAATAGCGTCAATTTCTAATTTGTGCGTTGAGTCATAAGTATAAGAAACATTTTCATCAAATACAGAGAAAAATATTTTTTTTACGCCGCCTGAGATTCTATTACAGTCGAGTCCCCTACCTTTTGTTAGTGCTGTACAAGCCATTGTTTTTGTTTTATTAGGTTAAGGGAGGAGAGGTTTTACCCCCTCCTTCCGTATTATTTATTTATTACGACTGTCTTACGATATCAGCTCCTGTACCTGTTTGTACACCTGCTGAGTAACGAGCAACCATTCTAATATTATCCGACCCGTCTAATTGAGCCATATCCATCAAGTTGATTCTAGTCGCGTCACTTAAAAGGTCAGTCCCAAAGAAAAGGTTAGATTTTTGAGCTATTACTAATTGGTTTTCTATCATTCCGTTACAAACTGCAATTTTGTACCCTTCAAACATTGGTACGTAATCACCATTCATATTGTAAGCGTTTACATATCCTAATGTAGATACTGCTGAAATGTAGTATTGGTAAGTTCTTTGACTCATATAGATATGTAAGTCTTCTTTTCCTAATGCAGCAACAGGAATATCAGCTACAGCAGCTTGTAAGTTAGCAATAATGTTTGCAGCAGTATAAGCAGCAGTTGCAGCAGACTGAACAACAGTAGCATCAACACCAGGTAATAAAAGACCTGTTACAGCTCCATTAAATCCGTTAAATTGTCCTGCTACATTAGTTCCTGTCCAAATAGAATTTTCAGTTGCTTGTGCTATAATTTCTCCCATATAAGAGATAACATAGTCATCAAAAGATGCAGGAGGTGGTGCGCCTGCTCCAGCTCTCATTTGTAACGCTTCCCAAGAAGATAAAAGAGTTTCCTTGCAAATGTCCATATTTACTTGAAGATTTTTAGGCTCTAATACTTTTTCAGTTAAAGCTAAAGTTCCTGCTGCTGTAAAGTCGCAAGTTGCGTCTACTACAGAATTAACTGTTTGGTTAAGAGCTTGGATGTTGCTCTTAAATTTAATGTTTTCTATCATTGTTAGATAGTCTAACGAGTTTGATGCTTTTAAAGCTGCTGAGATGTAGAATCCTGCTGCCTTGCCTGCAAAGTTTGAAGCTACTGTAATTGCCATAATTTTGTTTTTTTTAGTTTATATTATTAGTTATGTAAGTTGTATAAGAACTTTTCTTGTTTTGTCATTCTTCTGAAATCTTGTGCAGTTGGTGTTGCTCTTTCTGCACTAAATTTATTTGTATCTAAAGGAGCTGATGCAGGTGCTTCTGCTAACTCAGTCTTTAATTTATCATTTTCAGCTTTTAACTTTGTTAATTCATCTTCTGCTGAGAACTCAACTACTTCTGTAGTCTTAATAGATTTTGGATTTGTAGAAGGCTCAATAACTTCTTCAGCCATTTCTTCAACTTCGTCATCTCCTCCGTCTTTATCTTCTTTTAGACTTGCAACTGCATCTTCTAGGTTTTGGATTCTTTTCTCCATTCCCTCCCAATCTTCAACTACTGCTAAGTCTTCAGTCATTTCTTCCTCAACTACTTCTTCAGTTTCAGTTTCCATAACTTCAGCAACGATACCTTCTTCATCTACTCTAAAAGTAACCCCTGTGTCAGTCTTGTACGTTCCGATTGGAAGTAAAATTGTCGTTCCGTCTTCCGTAAGAACTGAAATATCTACACCTACAGCTAATTCGTCAGCAGTTGATACAAAAATAGTTCCATCTTCACTTTTAGCTTGATAAGCCATTACAACTTCTTCGCCTTTATTTAAGCCAAGAGCTACTAATATTTGTTCTTTTAAATCCATTTTTTGTTTTTTAGGTTCTATATATAATAGAAAAGTTAGTTACTTGTTTGATTTTGTGATTATTTCGTTTAGTGCTTTTAGTATTTCTTCGTTAGTTGGTTGTGTTTCTGACATAGATTCCATCTTATTTGTAAAATATCCTTCAATACTCAAACCGCGTAAAGAACCTGATTTAATTTCTTTCCACAGCTCGTCATTCTCTATCTTCATTTTAACGAACCAAGTGCCATTAGGTAAGTCGTAGCCGTATAACTTTGACTTATCACTATCTCCTTCCTTAATCCAAGATTCTACTGTTAGAACGCCTGATACTCTGTCTTGATGTTGGTATGTAGCCTTATGATGATTGTTATGCTTTAAATACAATTCAGCAGCTTTACGGACTGTTTCTTTTGAAAAGTAAACATAGTAGTCAGAATCTGTATTAGGGTCGTGTCTAAATATTTGCTTATTAGGAATTAAAGCAGGACTAACTAACATTCTCTTTTCCTCATCTACTTTAGCGAAAGTTAAGTTGTTCTTTTCTTTACCAAAGAATACAAAGTCTTGCTCTATTGCAGGACTCGTTACTAGACTGATTGCATCGATAGCTAGTTCTTGACTATCGTCTGAAATCACTAATTCTACTATTTTTGTTTCTTTCATATCTTCATAATAGTCTTTATTGTCAGCTTCACATTCAGCTACTGAGTCGTAAGTACAGCTTCCTGTCTTTCCCCATTTATATTTTCCGTTTTCACATTTTTCGCAAGGCATAGTATATAATAGATATTAAGTTAGTTTATTTGATTTTAGATTGTTGCTCTACGTCTTATATTAGCTAATTGGTTTTGACTATTCGTCATTGAATCGGTTAAAACAAATGCTTGTACAGGTTCAGGTGCTACTCCTCCTGATATATCAAAAGCTCCTGACATCATTTGTGGTGCAGGTGTACTTGTAGCAGGTGCTGATACTGAACCTCCTCCTCCTCCTCCTCCTCCTGCTCCTAGTATTGTTCTTGCTTGTGCTGCTGCTCCTAATACTGCTGCTAGTTGAGTTGCATAGAATAAAGGGAAAGCAAATGCTGCCGCAGGGCCTGCTGCTTTAGATGACTTCTGAGCAATATCTAAACCTTGTACAATACCAACTCCTGTACTTATAGCAATCTCTGCTAACGCTGCTGCTTTTGATGCTGCTGTTCCCTCTGCCATTAAACTACCTAACGCACCAACCGCTCCTCCGATAGCACTTGTAACCCCTAACTTAGCCACCTTCATAGCTTCATCAGACTTCTTCCTCTTTTCGTTATTAGCTAGGTAATTATCTAATACACTATTATCTGCTTGTATCAATTGGTCATTAGCTTCAATTGTTTCAGTAACTAACTTTTCTATCCCTTTAAATCTTTCTGCATCTGCATCTTTTAAGTCTTTTAATCTTTGTATTGATTCTGCATTTATTTCTCTTTCTAATGCATTAACCTCAGTAACTACTCTCCTACGCATTTTTACAGAAGCTGTTTCTGTTTCTATTAATTCAACTTTTAATTGAGCAAGTCTTTGTTCATCTTCTGCTGAATTTTCACTCAAACGCATTTCTTCTTCTTGTATAGCTAGTCTTTCTCTTGCTAGTTCTAATTCTCTATTGGTAGTCTTTTCCTCTAGTTCTAGGGCTGTTTTTAAAGCTTCTAATCTTTCAGCTGCTGACTTTGTTTCATCTTCTGCATTTAATCTAGCTTTCTCTATCTCTTGTCTAGTAGCTGCTTTCTGTACCATAAACTCATTATCAGCATCTCTAAGCTCTTGCGTTCTTTTCTTTAATGCAACCATTGCTGCTACTTCATTACCTATCTCAGTTGTAATTCCTGCAAATACATTTTTTGCTATTTCTCCTGCCTTTTTAAATTCACCACTAAATACTAATGTAACTATCTCTCCTATCCTAGATATTCTATCAGTTAAAACATCTATAGTAGA